AGAACAATGCTGCTACAGAGTTTAAGAGTGCATGGTGGAACGCTAAGAAGTACACACCAGAGAATGTACTAAACACTACTGACCAATTCTTGTCTCTCTATCGTGATACACCAGAGCATCAGTATGTACCAACTGGTATTCAAGCACTAGACGATAAGATCATGGGTTTGATGCAAGGACACTTCACTGTTATCAAAGCCCCTACGGGTATTGGTAAAACTGAGGTTATGCGTTATCTAGAGTACAATATGTTGCAACGTGGCATCCCTATTGCAGCTTGGCACTTGGAAGAAACTAAACTGCGTACTTTGCTTGGCCTTGTTTCTTATGAATTGCAGGACAATTTGACCCGCAGGGATTTGATTGAGGAAAAGCAGGCAGAAGACCTTGTTATCGAAGCCATCAAGAAACTAACAAAAGATGAATTGTTCTATCAGTTTTATCTAGGTGATGGCCAAGGTGCTGACGAGCTAATCGACCAGATCAGGTTCTTTAGTCAAGCGGCTGGTTGTAAGTTTGTGTTCTTCGAGCCTATCCAAGATGTTGTTGCTGGCACATCAGAGGAAAGTAAGGAACAGATGCTTGCTGATCTATCTGTACGTCTGTCTAAGCTGGCTGCTGAATTGAATGTAGGTATTGTTACTATTGCTCATACCAATGATAATGGTGATCCTAAGTATTGTAAAATGATTGGTCAACGTGCATCAGTGATTATCGACTTGCAGCGTGATAAAGAAGCAGATAGTCTTGAGGAACGTAACACAACCTACATTCGGGTAGAGAAGAACCGCCCATGTTCTGAGGAAGGTAGTGCGGGTATGCTACGCTTTAACACAGAGACATTCACTTTGAGGGAAGTATGATATCTTGCGTAAACTGCGGAGCAGAGGTAATTGATAAAAGAAAAGATGCCATATACTGCTCTCAACAATGTGGTGACAGGGTAAGGGTAAGAAGGCACGGAAAGAATAATCCAGAAAAGATCAAATTAAACAGAGACAAGCAAAATGCAAAGGTCGAGAAAAGGATTTTATCTAGGGTTAAGTCTAGGGCTAAAAAACTAGCGATACCCTTTAATCTAGAAGATGTTGATATTTCTATACCAGAGTTTTGCCCTGTGCTTGGGATTAAGTTAATTTTAGTGAATCAGGGCAGTGGGTATCATATTGATAGTCCCTCTCTGGATAGGGTAGACCCAAAGATGGGGTATACAAAAGGTAACGTCAGGGTTATATCCGCTAGAGCGAACTTACTAAAAAACGATGCTACAGTAGAAGAACTTAGACTAGTTTTAAAAGATTTGGAGAGGATTAACAGTGCAAGGGACAGTTTTTGATTGTGAAACGAATGGCCTGCTGGATGTCCTAGATAAGATACACGTCTTGTCTTGGTCTACAGACGGGAAGGAAGTGCATCATACGCATGACTATGATGAAATGCGTAAGTTCTTCACTGAAACAGAGGTTCTAGTCGGGCATAACATTATCCGCTTCGACATCGTAGCAGTGGAAAAAGTCTTAGGCATTAAGGTAAAGGCCCGTCTGATCGACACTTTGGCTTTGTCTTGGTATCTTAACCATGATCGTGTTAAGCATGGTCTAGAATGGTATGGCGTAGAGTATGGTATCCCTAAGCCTGTAATCAAAGATTGGGACAGTCTTACACCAGAAGACTATGCCAACCGATGTGATGAAGATGTCAAGATTAACTCACGTCTGTGGCGTGATCTTAACGCTAAACTAAATCGTTTGTATCCAGAGGAGAAAGATAAAGATCGGCTGATCGACTACCTTACCTTCAAAATGGACTGTGCAAAAGAGCAAGAGTCCCTGCGATGGAAATTAGACGTAGAAAAGACACAAGAAGCCTACGATCAGATTATGTTGCTGAAAGAGGAAAAGGTAGTGCAACTGGCCGAGGCTATGCCAAAGCGTGTTATTACCCGTGTAGCAACAAAGCCAAAGGTTATGTATAAGAAAGATGGGGAACTGTCTTCTCATGGTGAAAAGTGGGTAGAGTTGTGCAAGGAATACAAGCAACCTATTACTACCCAATCTTTTGCTATCAAGGTTGGAGAGGAACAGGGTAATCCTAACTCGTCAGATCAGGTTAAGGATTGGCTATACAGTCTAGGGTGGCAACCTCGTACATTCAAGTTTGTTCGTGACAAGACTACAGGTGAAGAACGTCAGATCGAACAGGTGAGAGACGATGGTGAGCTTTGTGAGAGTGTTAAAGAGTTGAACGAACTAGACCCTGCTGTAGACCTTCTGGATGGCCTTACAGTGCTTACTCACAGGGCTGGTATCCTTAAGTCTTTCCTCGACTGTGTATCACCAGATGGCTATCTAAAGGCGGAGATTGCAGGGTTTACCAACACTATGCGCTTCAAACATTCGAAGCCTTTGGTAAATCTACCCAGTGTAGACAAGCCTTATGGTGACGTTATTCGTGGTGTTCTTACCTGCCCCGATGGATATGTTCTAGCTGGTGCGGATATGACTAGCCTAGAGGATACAACAAAACGTCACTACATGAAACCTTTAGACCCTGACTATATAGAAGAAATGTCACGAGAGGGTTTCGATCCTCACCTTGACTTGTGCAAGTTTGCTGGTGAGATTACTCAAGGTGATATTGATGCTTACAATCGGGGAGAAAAGCCAGAACTTAAGAAGGTTCGCAAAGCGTACAAGGTCGTAAACTACAGCGCATTGTATGGCGTAGGAGCCTCTAAGCTGGCCCGTGGCACAGGTCTAAGCGTTAAGCAGGCTAAGGCACTACTAGAGGCTTTCTGGGCGCGTAACTGGGCTATTAAACAGGTCTCTGATAACGTACGTACTAGGGAACTGTTTGGCTCTATGTGGCTGTACAATCCTGTATCTAACTTCTGGTACAGCTTGCGCAGTGACAAAGATCGCTTCTCTACTTTGAACCAAGGTACTGGGGTATTTTGCTTTGATACTTGGGTTGCGCTATGTCGTAAGAATGGGGTCAAGACTATCGGCCAATTCCATGACGAGATTGTTGCTTTGGTAGAAGAAGGTAAGCAAGACGAGGTTAAATCTATCCTACATGGTGCGGCTGCTAAGTTGAACGAGAAGGTAAAACTGAACGTACCTCTTGGCTGTGATGCACAATTTGGCAAGACTTACGCAAGTATCCACTAATAGTGAGTCTTTTGTGCAACACATATAAATATAGTACACTTTCCATCAGAAATATCTCTTGGTGAGTGTCTAGAATCGCTGAAAATGAAGTTATATTACTATACAAACCTTACAAAAAGGAAGACCCGACAATGAGCAAACATACAATGGAAATGATCCTTGAGTATGCAAAGATTTTCCCACAGAACGCAGATATGGGTAGCCCTACTGGTTCTAAAGCAGCTAAAGCTGTACACGATAAAGGTGGCCAGTATATTGTAAACGCCTACTTCACCTCTGAGGAACAAATCCAAGAGCTTGTGGAAGCTGGCCTTAACCTTAACCCAATGAACTCACCCCGTATTATTGAGGGCAATTCAGAGTTTGGGATCGGTAAGTTTATGAAGTTGAAGCGCGATGTAAAAGACAACATCAAAACCTTTGAGAACAAGGGTAAAGAAACAGTCGTCAACTATGGTGGCCCTGTTGGCGTTGTCAACCTGACTAAAGGCACAGATAATAAGTCTTGGTGGTCTTTGGAAGAAGATGGCCTTATCGGAAATGGCACTCGTGCTATGGTTCAGTTTGAAATGTATGCGGATGGTTCTGGTTTGCGTTTGAAGAACGTGGGGATCACAGAGCATGTACCTTACGAAGGTGGGAACAGCTACAATGCAGAAGCTGATGAAATGTTTAAGGTAGCGTAATGCTAGATTGGGGTTCTAACATGAAAAAAGACGAACAAGACCTTGCAACAGTGATTGCTCTAATTATTCTGGCTATTGTTAGCCCAATTCTTACGTTGCTTGCACTAAATACTCTGTTTCCAGTTCTGGCAATCCCATACACATTTGGGACTTGGTTGGCTACTTCCTTCCTTATTTTGGTAATTCGAGCAAAGGTTAAAAAACAATGAAACTTTCTATTCTAGCAGAGTTTGAAGAAGAACTCGATGGTCATACTGGTAAATTAGCTTTTACCCGTGATGAAGTAGAGACCCTACAAGACCTTGCCTATTTTTATCAGATGGCAGCAACTGCGGTTGGTTTTACCTATGTGGATAACGTGGGTATTTCTAAAGGGAATGGCGAAGAAGTTTGGAGTAGTTTCTAATGGAAAAGAGTAGCAAAGGTCACGTTCTAGTAGGTGGCGATATTGTGGCTTATAGAGCAGCCTTTGCTACTCAAGACCAATCACCAGAGGATGCTGTAGCTAAAGTTGACGATCTGATGGACTTCATCGTTGAAGCAACTATTGATGTGCCATTCGCAGCCTCTGGCGACTACACTGCATTCTTGACAGGTAAAGGTAACTTTAGGTACGAGATTGCTAAGACCCTAGAGTATAAAGGCAACCGAAAAGAAGTTGCCAAGCCTACCCACCTAAGCCTCTGTAGGGGCCATCTAGTTGATAGCTACAACGCTATTGTAAGTGAAGGCGAAGAAGCCGATGATCTAATCTCTAAAGCTGCTGCAAGCCTTGATTATAACTGTGTTATCGCCTCTATTGACAAGGACATGCTTCAGTTACCCTGCTGGCACTTTAACTTTGGCCGTAATGAGTGGTCTAAGGTAAGTCCAGAGGAAGGCATGAAGTTCTTCTACACTCAAATCTTAACGGGTGATAGGGCTGACAACATTGGTGGTATTCATGGTGTAGGGCCAGTAAAAGCTAATAAGATACTACAAGGCTGTGAGACTGAGGACGAACTGTGGGATGCTGTTGTAAAAGCCTATGAGGGTGATGTAGAGCATGCCTTAGAGAACGCCAGACT